AACTGAAAATCTTTATCGATATCAGTACCAGGCACTTTTATTGACATATCTAACATATCGCCAAAACTTGCCATTCTAATAGCAATTAAAATTGCGTCTAGGTCAATGCTAGGTGTTTGCCAAGCGTCTTTTATTGAAGGCAAACAACTTTGAATTACATCAACTGTAGCTTGACCGTTTAAAAGGGCATCTGGCGTTTTAAAAGTAATTTCGTCTCTAGCTGTCATAGCGTATACAGGATATTCGCCTGTTTCTTCTATTGCTAAAGCGCCATTAGGCCAAAACTGGCCTTTGCTTGGTAATTTGATGTAGATCTTTGGTTGCCTTAAGTGTTTCGCTAAAGGATTTCCCTGCGGCGCACTCATTTGTGATGTCATCATTCCTTCAGGCATCATATTATTATCTACCATGTTTATATCTCCTGCTAAATAGTATTATTAATAGCTATGAGTAATATTTATAGTTTATCATTAAGTGAGCATTTAATATATGGCAGACGTAAAAATTGAAATTCCTGGTATTGGAGAGGTTATTGCTAAGAACGTAGCTTCTGAAAGCACTCTGCGAGAATTACTAAAGAGTATGTCCGGCGGCGGCGGGGGCGGCGCACAAAATGATCCAACACCACCTATACTGAAAGCATTTGGCAAAAATACTAAAGAAGCTTCAGAAGAAGTTGGCTTTTTTGGTAGTGCGTTAAAAGGCGTTAGCGGAATAATTAACGGATTAGGTTCAGTACTTGGAGGCATGGTAGGAGTTGCTACTAATTTAAGTAACGAATTATTACTAGGCGGAAGCCAACTTTCTGATTTTACAAGACATTTACCAATTGGTCCATTACAAGGTGTGATAACAGCGGTCGAAGGGCAAATAGATAGTTTTAGAAATTTATCAGATACTGGTGCTACGTTTGGTAACAACATGTTTGAGTTACAGCGTATTGCTGGACAAGCGGCTATACCAATTGGTGATATGACTGAGTTATTAAAAACAAATGGTTTAGCAATGAGAACATTCGGAGGCACTGTAGGATCGGGTGCTAGAAGTTTTGCCGGACTAGCTAAAGAATTTAGACAAAGTACAGTAGGTAGAGATTTAATGGCTATGGGTTTTACAACTCAAGACCTTAATGAAAACTTATTATCCTATAGTGAAATTATGCAACAAACAGGTAATAGATCGAGAATGTCTAATTCTCAATTACTTGCTGGTACAGCGGCATACACTAAACAACTTGATGCTGTAGCTAAATTAACAGGTAAAAGCAGAAAAGCACTTGAAGAAGAAATGAGACAAAAGAATTCCGATATCAGAATTCAAATGGCGCAACGTGATATGACTGCCGAAGCGGCAACACAATTTACTGCTAACTTAGCAAGAGCCGGAGTACACAGTCAAACATTTGAACAAGCATTACTTGATATGTCAGATGGATTGGAACATGAAGAAGTGACAGCACATTTAGGAAGTATGAGTGACACTTTTAGAAGAGATGCCAAAAATATTTCTAAAATGTCAGCAGATGAATATACAGCATTTGTTACCCAAGTTCGAAAAGAAGGATTAGAATATGCTGATGCTATGGGAAAAGAAGCAGTTCAACAAACTATCAAAAGCGGTAGTGCGTTAGGTGAAGCATTTAAAACAATAGGTGAGTTAGGTAAAGTTGCTGACGGAACACCAGGTAAAGTTGAAGCTGAACAAACAGCTAGAGACAAAGCCACAACAGCAATGACAACTCTAGCAGAAAGTATTAACGAAATTAGAGGTGCTATTGTTGACGATTTATTAGGTAGTCAAATATTTAAAGATCTGTCAGACGGACTCGGTGATATGATACCTAGTCTAGAAACTGTTAAAGAAACTTATAATAAACTAAAAGCATTGTTTGACACACATGTACAACCTAGCATTGACGAGTTTGTTAAGTATTTAAAAGGTGACGGTATGAAAGATCTTTCGGCACTAATAACAAACCTCCAAGATTTATCTGAAAAATATTTGCCTAAGATAAAAGATTTCTTTTCAAGATTACTTGATGATCCTGGTACAACATTTAAAGAAGAAATTTTACCAGCGTTAAAAGATGGTCTTGTTGCTACATTAAAAGGTCTTTTTAATACTGAATTTGGATTAACATTAGCCGGACTATTGATATTAAAGTTGTTCACTGGAATGAATCCATTTGGTATAGTTGCTAATTTACTTATAGCAGGAGTAATATCGTTTATAGGATGGGATAATATTAAATCATTCTTTATTAGTGCATTTGAATCAATTACCGATCTTTCATTTAGTGATATGGTTGATGGCGCCTGGACTTATATCAAGGATTGGTTTGGTGGGTTATGGAAAGGTTTGAAAGATTTAGTATTTGATGTAGGTGGAATGGTTACAGGTGCTTGGACTAAAATTAAAAACTGGTTTGGCAGTTTATGGGACAAACTGTTTGATTTTGAAATTAAAATGCCAAACTTTAAGCAATATTTGCCAAAATGGATGGGCGGCGAAGGTAAGTCTTTGTTTGGATCCGATGATGATACAGTTTCGTCAAGTACAGTTTCATCATCATCAGTCGAAACTGAACCAACAGCCGTAGCAAGTGTTGATCCATCTGATGCCTTTTCTGGCATGACAACTCAGCTAAGTATGTTAAATACTAAGCTAGACAAGTTAATAACAAAAACTACTGCTAATACAACAGCAGTAAAAGCGTTAAACGGTAATATACAAGCTGGATAGCATTAGGAAAAATATATGAGCTGGAAAAAATACTTTACACCTGTAGAAGGGGACAACGGCGCAAGCAGTCCTTTAACAATGACTGGACAACAACCTGGCCCTGCTAGATCAAATTACAGTAGCTATTTGCCAGATGTGTACACAGGCGCACCTAATAGAACAGAACGTTATGGTCAATATAATGTTATGGATATGGATAGTGAAGTAAATGCTGCACTAGATATTTTAGCAGAATTTTGTACACAACAAAATCCAGTTAACAAAACAGCATTCAATCTTGATTTTAAAAAGAGCGCAACTAATAGTGAAATTAAAGTACTTGAACAATATCTACAACAGTGGAGCAAATCAAACGACTTTAATACTAGAATGTTTCGAATTGTTAGAAATGTTTTTAAATACGGAGATGCGTTTTTCTTAAGAGATCCAGAATCAAAAGTTTGGTATTATATTGATCCGGCAAACGTTGCTAGTATTATTGTTAACGAATCACAAGGCAAGAAACCAGAACAATATATTGTTAAAAATATTAATTTTAACTTTGTTGACAAAGTAGCAACAACACCGTATACAACAAACGGAAATGTTACCGGAGGCGGAGACGGTTACTTAACTGGTGGTGTTCGAGGAATGGTCGGAAACAATGCTCAAGCAAGTAGTACATCAAGATTTGGACAACATGACAAGACTAAAGAACATTCTATTGCCGCAGAGCATATGGTACATTTAAGTTTAAGCGAAGGTTTAGACAACAACGCACCGTTTGGCAATAGCTTATTAGAAAGTATATTTAAAGTATACAAACAAAAAGAATTATTAGAAGATGCTATTATTATTTACAGAACACAAAGAGCACCAGAGCGTAGAGTGTTTTATGTTGACGTAGGTAATATGCCGTCACACCTGGCTATGCAGTTCGTAGAACGTGTAAAAACTGAAATCCATCAGAGACGTATCCCGTCAAAAACTGGTGGAGGTACTAGTGTAATCGATAGTGCTTATAATCCGTTGTCAACTAATGAAGATTATTTCTTCCCACAAACTGCTGAAGGGCGTGGATCTAAAGTTGAAACATTGCCAGGCGGTACTAACTTAGGTGAAATTGATGACTTAAAATACTTTACTAATAAACTTATTAGAGGTTTACGTATTCCAAGTTCATATCTGCCTAGTGCGGCACAAGATGAAGGTCAAGGACAATTTAATGACGGCCGTGTTGGAACAGCATATATACAAGAATTAAGATTTAACAAATACTGTGAACGTTTACAAAATTTAGTAGCAGAAGTTTTTAATCAAGAATTTAAAAAGTATCTAATTGAAAAAGGTGTAAACATTGATATTGCTATGTTTGATCTTTTATTTCAACCTCCACAAAACTTTGCTAGTTACAGACAAAGCGAGTTAGACAATCAGCGTATTGGAACATTTGGACAAATTCAAGCAGTTCCATTTATTAGTAATAGATATGCGCTCAAACGTTTCTTAGGAATGTCAGATTCAGAAGTAGCAGAAAACGAACGTATGTGGAGAGAAGAAAATGACGAAATGATTAATCTAAGTCCTACTGACGCAAGTGCTGAAATGAGAGGCGCCGGAGTAACAGGTGGCGGAATTGACGCAGACTTAGATGCTGGTGTTGATATGGTAGATGATACTGCTGACCCAACAGTAGAGCCAGCCGCTGACGCAGGCGGTGGTGGAACAGACGTAGCACCAGAAGCACCACCGGAGGCATAAATAGTAATATGATACTAAGAGAATTATTTTATTTTGACAAAGAAACTATTGAGCCTGTTGAGGACAAGAGTTATGATCCTGCGAGCGACGAAAGCATTGTTAATCGTGATGATACACGTAAGACACGTTTAACATTACGTCAAATTAATAAAGCACGTAAAGCATCTGAATTACACAACGAAGAAAAAGATAAAGAATTAGTATTTGTACGTCAAATGTACGGTATTCAAGGTCAACCTGAAGTATAGAGGTTTAAATGACAGTAGCATTTGTTGTTGGCAACGGCACTAGCCGTAAGTCAATTGATTTAAATCAATTAAAAAAATACGGAAAATTTTATGGATGTAATGCTCTTTATAGAGATTACACGCCTGACTATCTAGTTGCAGTTGATGTAAAAATGATACTTGAAATTAATCAGGCCAAATGGCAAATGAATAATGAAGTATGGACTAATCCAAATAAACAATATCACGGAATGCAAGGATTTCATATGTTTCAACCAAGTAAAGGTTGGAGTAGTGGTCCAACAGCATTATGGTTAGCTAGTACACACAGGCATGACACAATATACATATTAGGATTTGATTTCCACGGATTACAAGATAAACAAGGCAACCGTTCTAGGGTAAATAACTTATACGCAGGAACACATAATTACAAAAGAGAAAGTGAACCTGCAACATATTTTGGAAATTGGGAGAGGCAAACAACTTCAACTTGCGAAGCACACGCACAAATAAATTACATACGTGTAGTAGAGGACAAAGATGATTTTGTCCCTAAACATTTAAAGAAATGTAATAACTTGTCACATATAACAGTAAGCGAATTTAAAAGATATTATGATTTTTAGATAAAAAATATCAAAACGGCTCATTATAGTGCCGTTTAACCCCTATTTTTTAATCTAAATGTAAATACTATTAGACAGTCTTACCAGTTAAACTATAATAGGAGAAAACAATGGCAGATCAAAGCAAACTCGAGCAAATGCTCGAAAAATTGGTTAATAACGATCGCGATGGCGCAGATCAGTTATTCCATGAATTTGTGATTGAAAAATCACGTGGTATCTATGAAGAGATGCTAGAATCAGAATTAAAAGATTTAGAAGTAGATGAAGCTTCGGATGAAGAGGTAGATGAAGCATCAGATGATGAAGAAACTAACGAAGCATCAGACGAAGAAGTAGATGAAGCATCAGATGATGAAGAAACTAATGAATCTACTGACGAAGAAGTTGACGAAGCTTCAGATGAAGAAGTTGACGAAAACTTTGGAGAATTTACACCAGAAGCACCAATGGACGACATGGACGCAACAGGCGATCTAGAAGACGCAATGGATGATAAAGACGGTGAAGAAAAAGATTCTATGGACGATATGGACGACGAAGGCGAAGAAGAGCTTGAGAAGAAAGTAGTTGACCTAGAAGATGCACTAGACGAGCTTAAGGCAGAATTTGAAAAAATGATGTCAGGTGACGAAGGTGAAAAAGATGACGCAGACGCAGATGAAATGCCAATGGACATGGATGATGCTGATGCTGATAAGGAAGAGGCATTTGATGTCGCTCCCGAACTTAGTGTTGAAGAAGAAGTACCAGCTTTCGAAGGCAAAAAGACTGCCGGAGAGCAAATGAGAGAGTATGTGGACACAGT